TGCGGGTGGTGTGGTGAGTATTGACGGAACCACGTTCGACTATTAATTTTATTTTATCACCTTCCTATAAGGTAGCATGTCTTCTAAGAACTTTTATGGTCTGTCAGGAGACGTTACCGTCGACGGTGGTATTTTGAATGTTGGAAACGCAAACTTGTACGTAAATACCGAGACGAGTAACGTCGGCATAGGTACCACGAACCCCGGGTTTGAACTCGATGTTCGTGGTGATGCGAACGTCCATAATTTGTACGCCACGTATTTACACGGTGACGGAAGTAACATTGAAAATATCGTCAGCAGCCAATGGGAAGGGTCACCTGGTGACCCCATTTATTACACGAGCAATGTGGGTGTCGCGAACACGGCACCAGTCACCAAGACTTTGCAGGTTGGGTCCAATTTGTACGTGGAGGATGCGGGGTCCAACGTGTTCCATGTCACTGGAAACATCTATGCGGACTATTTCGTCGGTGACGGTTCCCAACTCATTAACATAGCTTCAAATTTGCAGACAATCACAGATAGTGGTAACACAACCTCAAACACTTTATTACTCACAAACGCCGACACGGGTCTCGTAGCCACAGGTAACGTCGAAGCCAACTATTTAGTCACTAACAACATTTTTATGCCTGAATCAGCTACAACTATATCGTCAGAAAGTTTTCTGTTATCATCGGATGCTTCTGCTGAATGGGCTGCGAAAATTGCTGGAGCGAATGATGATTACGGGCGAGGTATCGCCGTGGATAGTAGTGGAAACGTGTACGTGATTGGGCACTATACCAGCACTACACTCAATGTTTATAGTCAAAATACTACAACACCTGCTACACAATTATCCAATTCGAATATGGTTGACGTATTCATCGCTAAATATGATACGAGTGGTGTAGTTCAATGGGCTGCGAGGGTGGGTGGATCGTCTATTGATGAGGGGTATGGTATCTCCACGGATAGTAGTGGAAACGTGTACGTGATTGGGCAATATGGCAGCGGTACACTCACTTTCTATAATACAGATGGTACATCTTCTGGTAAAACATTAACCAATTCCAATTTGGGTAATAATGACGTATTCACCGCTAAATATGATACGAATGGTGTAGTTCAATGGGTTGTGAAGGCGGCTGGATCGAGTGGTGATTACGGGAATAGTATCTCCGCGGATAGTAGTGGAAACGTGTACGTGATTGGGCAGTCTTTCAGCAATCCACTCACTTTCTATACGACACTTGGTACATCTTCTGGTAAACAATTATCCAATTCGGGTAATAGAGACGTATTCGTCGCTAAATATGATACGAATGGTGTAGTTCAATGGGCTGCGAAGGTGGATGGATCGAGTGATGATTACGGGTATGGTATCTCCGCGGATAGTAGTGGAAACGTGTACGTGATTGGGAACTCTGACAGCACTACACTCAATGTTTATAGTCAAAATACTACAACACCTGCTACACAAATATCCAATTCGGGTGGTAATGACGTATTCATCGCTAAATATGATACGAATGGTAATGTTGATTGGGCTGCGAATGTGGCTGGAACGAGTGATGATTACGGGCGAGGTATCGCCGTGGATAGTAGTGGAAACGTGTACGTGATTGGGCACTCTTTCAGCAATCCACTCACTTTCTATAATGCAGGTGGTACATCTTCTGGTAAACAATTATCCAATTTGGGTAATAATGACGTATTCATCGCTAAATATGATACGAATGGTGTAGTTCAATGGGCTGGGGCGGTGGCTGGATTGACTTTTGATGACGGGAATAGCATCTCCGCGGATAGTAGTGGAAACGTGTACGTGATTGGGAGCTCTCAGAGCACTACACTCACTTTCTATACGACACTTGGTACATCTTCTGGTAAAACATTATCCAATTCGGGTGGTTATGACGTATTCATCGCTAAATATACCACGGCCGAAGCTGCGTTCACCAGTTTAGATTCTACAAATAGTTTGGTAATAAACACAAATGTTGGTATAGGTACAACAAACCCCCAATATTCTTTAGATATTGTGGGAGATTTAAACTTTACGGGTAGTGTATTTAGACAGGGTTTTCCCATTCCGATTACTCCATGGACTACCGAAAGTAATAAGATTTACTATACAGCTGGTAATGTGGGTATAGGAACAAATAGTCCTGATGCAAAGCTTCATGTCACGGGTAATGCCTACGTATCCGAAGAAATATATGCGGGTGGTGACATTACTGCATTTTCCGATAGGCGCCTTAAAACTGGATTTAAGGTAATCGAAGATGCCCTACAAAAAATAGACAAAGTTTCTGGATACACATACGAAAAAATCAACGAACCGGGAAAGAGAAAAACTGGTGTTATTGCACAAGAGATATTAGAAATCTTACCAGAAGCGATCCATGGTTCCGAAAACACAATATATTCGGTAGCTTATGGTAACATGGCTGGTCTCTTTATAGAGGCAATCAAAGAACTCAAAAATAGAATAGAAGTTCTAGAGGGGAAAATTAAGTAGGTGTCGGACAATCTGGACAATCCTCTGGTGAGGGATTGGAGGGTTGAGTGGATTGTACATATAATAACGAATCTTCAATTTTTACATTTAAATCATCACATTCCTCAATAGCCTGATCGTTTTGAGTTCCGATGAGGCTTTTTATAGTTTCCATTTTGTCACGTATTTGATACAAGGATAAAAACCTTTCGAGGTGTTGGATGTGTTCATACACTTCATCCAATATAGTTTGACACATCGTCATGGCTTGTGTATCATCTACCTGAATCATATTTTTCATATTTTGTATCCGTTCAGGTGCAGTGTGCATTACAAACATCATATATTATTGAATAATATTAAATTGTGGGTAAAATTGTCCCATTATTCACTACAGTAACATCTTGGCTTTCGGTGTAATATACGGAATCGCCAGGCGATTCTCCAGAAGTCCCTGAAGATCCGGCGTATCCCACATTTACCAGATTCTGTCGTTGAGAGTTATAACCTTGTATATTGTAATTGTATGGGTATCTCTGACCTCGGCCACAATTATTATCGGTTGCCTCAGCTATTTGCCCCGGGGCGGTGCTCGGAGCACCATTACCACCAGTACCACCAGTACCACCATTATTGCCAAAATCACCACCAGCACCACCATCACCACCAGCACCACCATCACCACCATCACCACCAGATGCACCTGAGGTACCAACCCCGATCGAGCAAACAATTTGATAAGAACAGGTTCCACCGAAGGATGCATAACCAGAACCACCGGGCGTCCCAGAACCACCAGGACTACCAGACGCCCCAGAAGTCGCTTCTGTGACTAACGAACTATCGGACGAACTGGTAAACACAACCGCATCGCCACCAGTACCACCAGTACCACCAGTACCACCATAACCATAACCACCATGGTAACCACCGACATAACCACCACACGTCGTGTAAGCCGGTGCGGTACAATATGGACCATAAGTATAATAATAATAACTGAAACAATTGTATGTATAAAAATATCTACCTGTACCGTGAAAACCACCGGCTCCACTAGGTATTAATTGATGTGCGGTTCTTCCAACAGCACCATTACCACCAGTACCACCAGTACCACCGGCTCCGCCACCACCTTTAATTTCACCATAATTTAAAATATAGGTGGGACCTGTCCATTGCACATCCATCGCTTTACCCGGGGCGGTAGAAGCATCGGCTTGTGTCCGTGTTTGGCCCTGTCCATAAATCTTACCATTGTTAACTACATTCGACGTATACACATTTGATGACAAACTATTTGGTATCGTAAATGCAGGAGTACTCACAGAAGTACTCCAAACATTAATACCGGACGGTATGATAATCTTGAATGGAACGTTAGAATGGAGTATCGGCACTTTATCTGATTCACCTGATGTCGTAAATTTAGAAGAAAAGTCACTACCAAGATCGTATTGGTGTTTATCACTATCCAATTCGATCTGATACTCTTTACTTGATCCCTGAAAATTACTAAAACTTAATTGACCAGATGCAGGGACATTCGATGTATATATTGAATCCGGAACTATATGATGAGAAACACTACCATAAGTTACATTTGTACCACCTTTATGGTACTGACCAAAACTAATCGGTTGTGAATCACCCTTAAACATACTTCTAATCTGACTGGCTGATATAGTAGAACTGGGTAGAACATCCATTACATGTCACTGAGAAAATATTATCCCTTCGACCAAATCTCATAAGCTTCTTCTCTTGTAAGTATAGGCTTTCCTATTCTTTCATTAACACTATTATGTAATTTTACAGTCCAACCAAACAGGTCTGAGAAGTCTGGTGGATATTCATTTATAAACTTCATGTAGTGATGAATACACTTTGGACATTTCAATGTATGGACTAAACTGGTGTAAAATCTCGTATACTGCATTTCACCACTCACACCTTTCACGAAATTAAGAGCTGCCATGTGTATGACTGCCCACATATGAGAATAATACGACATGCTTATTAGTATGTGAGAAATTTCCCCGAACTTAAAAATAAAGTCTCACTATAATATAAAATGTCTGGTGGTATCGCCCAACTCGTCGCTGTCGGTGCTCAGGATGCCCACCTCGTCGGTGATCCCGAGGTCAGCTTTTTCCGCAGTACCTACAAGCGTCACACGAACTTTTCCCAAACTGTCGAGCGTCAGGTCATTCAGGGTGCTCTCTCCCAAGGTGGCATGTCCACCGTTCGCTTCGAGCGTAAGGGTGACCTCCTCGGGTACACTTACTTCACCTCGATCAACAACGCCTCCAACGCCTGTGAGGCCCTCGATTGGTCGACCATGATCGACAAGGTCGAGCTCCTCGTCGGTGGTCAGGTCATCGATGACCAGGACGCCTTCTTCACGAACAAGATCGCCCCCAACCTCTTCGCGACCGGTCTCGCCAAGTCCGTCGCCGGCGGTCTCTACGACGGGTCCACCGCTTCCAAGTTTTATCCGCTCCGATTCTCCTTCTGTGAGAACTGGCAGTCCGCTCTCCCCCTCGTGGCTCTCCAGTACCACGATGTCGAGCTCCGCATCCGCTGGAAGACCCACGCCAACGTCGACAGCTCGCTCCGCCGCGTCGAGTGCCACGCCCACTACATCTACCTCGACACCGAAGAGCGTGAGCTTCTCGCTCGCGAGCCCCGTGCGATCCTGATCACCCAGGTCCAGAAGTCCCTTGCGTCCCTCGGTCGTACCCAGGAGCTCAACTTTAACCACCCCGTGAAGTTCCTCGCGGCCAGTAACGTCGCGTCGGACAGCGTCAACACGGCGACCAACCGTGTCAAGCTCCAGATCAACGGCACCGACGTGACCGATTTCAAGTTCATCGACCCCCACTACACGTCCGCCACCTCCTACTTCCACGCCCCCAACGCCAAGTCGGACGCGTCCCTCTACTCGTTCCCCTTCTGCCTCGACACGTCCAGGCTCCAGCCCACGGGGTCGCTCAACTTCTCCCGCATCGATTCGGCTCGCATCGTCAGTGAGACGGCGAACTTCAAGGATACCATCTACGCGGTCAACTACAACATCCTCAGGGTCGAGAACGGTATGGGTGGCCTCATGTATTCCAACTAAATTCACCCCTTAACATAAATATTTACTACTAGTAAAATGAACTTCTGGTTGATTGTCTTTTTACTAGGAGCTGTTTTTGTACTCACGTACGATCCCAAGTCCAGGACACTCGAGAAGATTGTCGAGATCCAGCCGAAACATGAGCAGTGCGAAGCGGAGCGGTACCAGCGACTCCAGTTCATCGGTGGTGACGACGCGTGCACACAAAAGGGTAAGACTAAGATGGGTGCAATTATTTCGGCTTAAAAGAATCGAACGTCTATTACACATAAGATGCTTTCTTTTGATCGAGACACCATGCTCATCGTCGGTATCGTGATGTGCGTCGCCGCCGTCGCGTACATGTACAACGACATGCGAAAGACGAAGGAGGATGTCCACGCGGTCAAGACCTTTTCCCTCAACCTCATGAAGAATCTCACCATCGAGCCCGCGGAGCCCGTCGCCGAGAAACCTCAGCCCCCAGCGGCCGCCGAGGAGAAAAAGGATGAATAAACATGTTCGCTTATTATAACTTGCTAAATGAGCAATGAAGAAATACAAGGCGATAGCTATTCCAGTCACATTTGAAGACGATCGACCACGGTTCTTGACCGTGCGAGATCGTAGGTTTAAGGATTGGATTTTCGTGACGGGTGGGTGTCGACGCCGTGAAATATACAATCCGTTGCGATGTGCTCTTCGGGAGCTCGAGGAGGAGACCCGGGGTGTGGTCTCGTTGAAGCGAGGGGAATACACAGAGTTTACCTTTGTGCACAAGGAGAGTCCGCTCGTGGAGTTGGTGTACAACGTGTACATCTTTTTCGTCAATTATAAGCGATCCGATCAGGCGAACATGATTAAAAAGTTTAACGACGAACGTACCAAGACGAATTTGAAAAAAATAAACAAGGAACCGATCAAAAAGACGTACGACGAAAACGATTTCATGAGTTTTGACACTTTAGAAGAATTCAACGCCCGTAAGCGTTGGGATCTCATCGTGCGGAACGTTATTCAGAATCCCGAATTTTACTCGTGTGTGACTTCCCTCAACAGAAAAACATTCAGTATAAAATAGGATGAAGTCGAAGACGTACATCTTAAAGCAGATCAAAGATCTTCTTATTGATAACAAGGCATACAGTGAACACAGAGCCGAGCAGTACGTGGAGAGTGTCAAGGACAAGACGGTCTACGAACTTCTTGTTATTAAAAAGAACCTGAGTGAAGACTCGAAGGAGCACGCCGACGTCTCGTGTATGCGTTCGATTTTGTACGATAACCATCAAGACGATTAAAAGAATGATGCGATGACAAGACAAGTATGTTCAAGAGTTGGTGCTCGAAGAACAAAGTAAAACATGCGAAGGCGAGGTCACACGTTCTCATGGACGGTGGCGTGCTTTCGATCCCATTCGACAAGCTTGACGAATTCTGTGAACAGTACGTGGAAGCCGTGAAGAACGAGGAAAAATTATTTTTGGTCGAGCAGAAGACCCCGACCTATAACTTTTTCATCGACATCGATTACAAGGACCGGGACGCGATGGATCTGGTGTACATGAAAAAGATGACCCGGGTCATCTGTGACAAGGTGAAAACCCTCGGTGGTAGGGACTGTCTGATCTGTGTCGCCAAACCAAAAAAGACGGACAAGGACATGATCAAGACGGGTGTCCACATGAACTGGCCGGGGTTCGTCGTGGACCAAAAGGGGGCCATGAACGTTCGGGACCACGTCATCGCGACCTTGAGCTCCGTGTTCAGGAACAAGGACTGGAACCAGATCATCGACCTGTCCGTCTACAAGGGAAGTGGGTTCCGAATTCCTTGGTCGTACAAGAAGGGAAAACACGTGGCGTGTAACGGTCAGGGGTGTCAAGAGTGTGACGCCGGGAAGGTGACTGAACCGCCGTACCTTCCCATCTTTCGGTACACGTACGGCCCGGTGATGTGTCTCATGAACACCATGTCCCAGGACCCGAGTGTCGACGTGTTCAAGGATTCCATCATCCGAACGGAAGTGACTGACGTCGCGACGATTCCACCCCTCGACGGAAAGCGAAAGCTCGAGGGTTCGTTCACCCAGGCCCAGATGAAAGACGAGTTCAGGGATTCCGAAACCATCGCGAATCTCGAGGCGTTCATTCGGGCACACATGGAGGGACAGGCGAACGCTCACGTCACGAAGATTTTCACACACAAGAAACATTTCCTAGTCTCGACGACGTCGAAGTATTGTGAAAATCTCGGTCGATCACACAACTCGAACCACGTGTGGTTCCATGTGGTCGGATCGGTCATTTTCCAAAAATGTTTTTGTGATTGCGAGACGGTCCTCGGGCGACGGAGTGGGTTCTGTGGTGACTTCAGGGGACGCGAACACAGACTTCCGGATGTGGTGG